AATACTTCGGCTGCTATGCTTCTGAAATTCTTGGGCGCACGTACCAAAGCTGCTACTTTCGCTACGGGCGATGTTGTTGCTACCGGATCAACAGTAGTTGGTATTGGTAAAGCATTACCTATTGTTACTTGCCCTATTATGGTTGCAAATGACGTAGCTAACCAAGCCGTATTATTCCCAATGGCTAAAATTGTATCTACTATCATATTGGATAGCAAGGTATTGGCTGTTAAATGTACGGTTACAGCACAGAACATTGATACTACCGCTTTTGATACCGCAATGATTATACGCGGTGCTTTGAACGTAGCAACTGCCTAATCATCTTTCTTTCTCTAAACCTAAAAGGGTGCGGTAATCCACCGTGCCCTTTTTAATTAAAAACCAAACATGGCAACAGAACAAGAACAAGCTAAAATAGCAGAACTTATGGCTATATCATCCCGAATAGAAAAGGGAGATATGACATCGGTTACAATTCTCGGAAAGACATTTAAGTTATCTGATACAAAAAGAAAGATAACTAATAAAATAATTGATCTACAAGTAGCGATTGACTACAACGACAAACTAAGTAGAAAAAAGAAATTAAAGCTAATACAAGTATTTGACGTAAAGGTATGTAGCTATCTTATGCTAAATCTTTGGTCTTTCATTCCATTCCTACATGCCATCCATTGGAGATATTTGGAGGCTAAATATACATCCGAAACATTTTACGGAATAATCGAAGCGGGACTATCAAATCCAGAGTTTGTTTTTTTTTCGAAATGCTCAATTCAACTAAGAAATCTGGCAGCGAGTCGGACTCAGATGATAAAAACGGAGCAGAAGTAATACCATCGCAATATCAAATCTCACTTGATAACTCGCTAATGACCGAAATATATCCATACTTAGGCTTGTGGGCTTACTTAAAGTATTGGTTTATAGATGGAATAAATAAACAAAGTCTATTATTACTTGATAAAACCAGAGTCAACTACGACAGCAAAAAAGAGGATAAGCATACCGATGTCAAACCAAAAACAGATGCCGAATTTAACGGTATGCTTTCTCGCTTTGGAATGAATACCGAATTAACACCGGAGCAACGCGCTCAAAACATTGCAAACGAACTAAACGAAAAATAATATGGCAGACGACTTAGGATTAGAATATAAAATAGGTTTTGATACCGAAACGGACGGACTTGACGCAACCCAACGAATCATAAAACTTAACGAACAGTGGGAAGCCTTTATGTTGGCTAATCCTATTCATGTTAAGTTCGATACATCGGCTTATACACAGCAAAATAATAGCGGTGGTGGTAATAATAATAATGGAGGTTCAAATAATCGAGGTGGAGGATCGGGAGGCACAGATAATCAAGCAAAAGAAATAATGCTTGAACAAAAACTTGCAGATATTAGGGCTGGCGAAGTTGATACAATCTTTGATTTAACCACTAAAATTAAAGAAGAAACAAAAGCTCATACTGCAAATATGGCTGTTCAAAGCAGCACGATAGAATTTGCTAAGGGGCTGGAAGCAAGTATTAACGATAACATAATCGCATATAGTAAATTAGCTTTATCAGAACAGGGGTATTCAAAGAACAAAGAACTTCTTAATACCATACACGAACAGCAGGCTGCATATAAATCATATACCGATTCGTTAAAAACACCACCCGCACCCGCACTCGAAAAGACAATGACAGTGCTGGAAAATATGTCCGCATATTACAGAAATTTAGAAGTAAGTTCTAAAGAATTTTATGCGGGTTCTAATCAGGCAAATAAAAATTCAGCACTTGAAGGACTTAGTGCAAGATTAGTTCAGATAAATAAAGAGATTGCAGATGTTGAATACAATCTATTGGGCATTACCGATAAGAAGAAACCGCGAGCAGACACGACCGTACAGCTTCAATGGATTGATGACTTAAAGAAAGAAGCCGTCAACATACAGTCCGCAATGAATGCGCTCGATGGTTTGAAAATGGGTGGTGACTCTGCCGACATTCAAAAGATCAATTCTGGGTTAACCGAAACTAATTTCGAGTTACTTCAAATGAAAGAGCATTACCAACAACTTAGTGTTGAATCTGCCAAACTTGTTAAAAACGCACTATCTAAAACTAATACCACAGATGTATTAGGAATGAAAGAGGGTTCTATTGACGAAATAGACGCTAAAATAACAAGGCTTGCAGAAACTACAAAAGTATTTTATGACACCGCTAAAAAGGTTGGGTTTGATGATGATAAATTGAACGGAGCGGCTAAAAGAGCTAATGGAGAATTAGATAGGTTAATTCAAAAGATGGCAACCTTAAAAGCCTCTTTCGGAAATAGAAGTTTGGACAGTCTTTTAGCCGTTAATCCAAAATCTATACAAGAGGCGAACGCCTTAATGTCCGAACTTGCTAAACGCAGGGATGCACTGAATCGCAGTGATGGTAATTATATTAACAATATAACATCTATCAATAAAAAGCAGGGTGAGTTATCGGCACAGAACGCAAAGGACTTGCAATTAGGAGTTCAAAAGACTCAACAGATTCACGCTGAAAATGCTGCTTACGATAAACAATCTGTCACAATGCAGAACCTTAAAAATGCAGCCCTCCAATATTTGAGCATTTACGAAGGTATGCGACTTATCAAAAATATCGCACAGATTACAGGTGAATTTGAATTGCAACGAGTTTCATTAGCCGCTATATTACGGGATGCCGATAAAGCCGATGAGATATTTGGTCGAATCAAATCCTTAGCTATTGTATCTCCATTTACATTCAAGGATTTAATGTCCTATACGAAGCAACTTGCAGCGTACAGGATAGAAACCGATCAACTATATGATACGACTAAGAATTTAGCTGATGTATCGGCTGGACTTGGTGTTGACATGAGTAGAATTATATTGGCATACGGGCAAGTTTCGGCAGCGTCAGTTCTTAGAGGTCAAGAACTTAGACAATTTACCGAAGCGGGCATTCCGTTAGTATCCCTACTCGCTGATAAGTTTACCGAGTTAGAGGGTCGTGTAGTATCGACAGGTGAGGTATTTGGAAAAATATCCAACCGACTTGTGCCATTTCAAATGGTTAAAGACGTATTTAGCGATATGTCATCAGAGGGCGGTATATTCTTCAATATGCAAGAAATTCAGTCAACTACATTAGCTGGAAAGATTTCCAATTTAACTGATGCGTATCAGTTAATGTTTAACTCGATAGGTTCGGGTGGTGCGGTTAATTCAGTACTTAAAGGCGGTGTTGATTTGCTGATGAATATGGCTAAGAATTGGGAGTCTGTTGGAGCCTCTATACTTCCTGTTGTATCAGCTATTGGTGTTTACAAGGCTGCAAGTGTATGGATGACTACATATCAGAGCGCACAAACAGCATATTACGGAGTGCAACAAGGTCTTGTAGCTGCAAGAATAGCATATAATGAAAAAGAAATTGCGCTTGAAATTAGAAAGACCGGAGTACAAAATGCAGCACTAATTTTTTCTAAAGCCAAAGCTGCATCTGACGCTGTGTCTGTGCAAATTTCCGCATTATCGTTAACTACGAGTCAAAAGGAGGTTGCTGCATTAATTGTTAAAAACCTTGTATTAGAAGCTGGAACGGATAAAGAAAAGTTAGCGAACTTGGAAAAGGCAATAAGTTCCGCACTACAACTAAAAGGAATAGGGGTTACAGCCGCAGACATTGCAGCGAAAGGTGCATTAGCAGCCGCAAATGATAAGGTTACTGTTTCACTATGGGCTATGATGGCTGCAAATCCAGCGTTGTGGATAGCTGGAATCGTAGCGGCAATTGGAGCGGTAGTAGCAGCTTTAGTTATATTCTATAACAACTCAAACAAACTCAAAAACGAGTTAGGAAAACTTGGTAGTGCCGGAGATGTACAGGCGTCTGATTTGGCGGGAAGATTTACATCTCTTGCTAAAACTGTCACAAGCTCAACATCTACGATCGAAGAACAGAATTCAGCACTCAAAATACTTAGACAGGTATATAAAGATATTTTACCGGATCAACTTTTAACCATCGAGGGGCTCAAAGGATTAAAGGGTAATTATGATACTGCAACCGCCTCAATCTATGAATATATCGCTGCAAAAACAAAGGAAAAACAAATCGAAGCTATTAATACTAATAGTCAAGATAATATAACCCCTGTTTATGACAAGATAATCAAAGGATTAGAAAGGGCTGGCGCATCTGCCAGTACTGCTAAATCTGCCATGATTGAATTTCAAAAGGAAATTACAAACGGGCAAATGAAAGGCATGAATGCTGCCGAAACATTTAGTAGGCTGCAACAAATAGTTAAAGACATAAGCGGAAAAGATGTCGAGAACATGAAGTCTGCATGGTATCTTCCCGCATTTGACACTACACTATATAATGCTGGCGAACTTACTAAACTTCTTGGGGATCAAAAGAAAACTATTGACGACTTAAACAATACAAACATAACTAATTACTATTATAATTTCTCAGCCGGAATGAAAGCGGTAAATGAGGATATTAAAAAAACTACCGGAGCTTTAGAACAAGGGGTTGAGGTAGTAAATGGGAAAAGAATGTTCTTTAAAGAATCATTCTATGAATTTGACCAAAGAAAATCAGCAGTAGAAAAAACAAAATTGCTCGATTACCTTAGAAGCTTAATGGACGATGGTCAAAAAATATTATCACGACCAAAACCTAATTGGGATATTTTTGGCATCTTCGGAAATAAAGATGGTGGATTCGGATTAGACAAGGTAACAGGGGATTTAAAATCTCAATTAGCAAAACTTGACCTAAATTCATTTCAGCAAAGAGTAAATTCGATTTTACTTAGCGGGGGTGCTAATAATTCTTATACAAAATCCTATGATGCCCTACTTATAACATCGGCGAACAAAGTAGATACAACTACCGAAACGCTTGAAAAATTTAAGCTGGCAAATGATGAGACTACCAAATCTATCAAAGCTGCAAATAATGCCATATCAGACGCTAAGAAAATTGGAAATTATAATCCAATTGATAGTCAAACAATGGATGCTTTTGATATAAACGGTAAGAGGATGCAAGTTACATGGAAAATGGAACTTGATGGATATACAAAATATGTTAAAGATAAGGCAGTTTATGTAACCGGATTAAAACAAGTCAATAAGGATGAACGTGCCGTATTGGATGATAATGGATTAGGCGATGATAAGGACGAAAAGAAAGCAAAGAAAACGCAGGACGAGCGCAATAAGGAATTGATAAAATCCCTTGAAGATCGTGCGGCAATCCTAAAGCAGGCTAATTCAGAATATGATAAATTAGTTAAAGCCGGAATGTCTATTGATGATGCTAAAACTACAACGGCTAAGTTATTTAAAGGTCAGTTAACGCCGGAACAAATACCTTATACCGATGCTCAATTATCTGCTGATTTAAAGTGGGTAAAGGGTAAAATTGCAGCTATACCAAAAGGTCAACAGCCAGCATTTAAGTTGGGATTAGATATTAATGGAATTGATACAAAAATCATTACCGATCAATTACAAGCCAAACTTAAATCTATCGAAGCAGAGTTTAATACATCTAAAAAGCGCATCGACCTATTTAAGAATATATTCGATGTAACGAGTGATTATGACTTAGCTGGAAGGATAGCACAAAGTTTCGAGGGAAAGGGCACTACGGACATAGAAACAGCTATGAAGAAAGCTCTTAGCTTATCATTTGACGAGGTTGGAATCAAAATGAGTCAATTGTCCGACGATAAGGGAAATCTTGATTACGTTGCAGCACAGAAAGCTATAGATACATTATCCGAGGGTAATAAAAAGACTGCATTGCAAAAACAGTTTGAAATATCTAAAGACTTTAAAGAAAAAGAATATATTGCCTTATTTAAGGGGCTGGAACAATATAAGACCTTTGAATCTAAACGCGCCGACATTATAAGACTTGGGTTAATTGAGCGCGCCAAAATAGAAAATGACAGCATTGCAACTCCCGAACAAAAAACCGTTGCGATCAAGCAAAGTTCCGATAAACAATCGTCTGACATTGCCAAAAATACAATGGAGCAATTTAAGGGTAGCGATCAGTGGACTATGGTATTTTCCGATTTAGACAAGGTTAGCCAGCCTGTTATTTTAAGGCTTCAAAATCAATTAGAAGATTTTAAAAATAAGGCTGGAAAAGACTTGCCTATTGCAGAATTTAGAGAGTTAACTAAAGTGCTAAGCGATTTACAAAATAGAACTTCTACGATAGGACTTGGAGATTTTATAAAGGCGTTTACCACCGATTATAAAATACCGGATTTAGTGGCTAGTTTAAAAGCGGCAAATGAAGAAAAGGATAGGCTGATGATTCAAAACACGTCCGACGTTGCGAATCAGGTTATCGCAAAGACCAAGAGCGTAAGTGCTGACAAAGAACTATCATTAGACCCCACCAATTTAGATAAGTTAGATGCGTCTGTTGCAGCTCAAAACGAATTGGACATAGCGAATAAAAGGGCTTCTGAAAGTACAAGGGCTTACACGGCTGCTGTAAAGGAAGCAGAAAAGGCTAATAATGGATTATCTACCGCGCAAAACGCCAAAATAGTTGCGACTGCAAATTTTACAAAAGGTAACGATAAGTTAATACAGGGATTTTCAGAAATTAAAAACGCAATTGACTCTACCGTTTCGGCATTTTATTCTGTGGCAGATGCTATGGGTATCGCTATCAGCCCAGAAACAAAGGAAATTTTAGATGGTATAACAAAAGGACTGGGTGCTGTTATAGCTGTACTTACCGCAGTAGGTGCTATTGTTGTATTAGTTGGTAGTACTGCATGGGTTGCACTTGCTCCTATTATGGTTATTTTAGCTCCGATTATTGCAGCCTTAGCGATTGTGGTAGGCATATTTGCTATACTTAAAGCAACAAAACTTAACCCGATTAACGACCAGCTCGAAGAACAACAGGCAATAGTCGATGGATTAGCTAAGCAATATACTGAATTAGAACGCAAAATGGGTGATGCGTTAGGCTCTGATTGGCTCGTAAAATACAATGAGGAATTAGCAAATACCCAAAGTCAAATTGCAGCTATCAGTAAGCAATTAGAACTTGAACAGTCGAAAGGCAAAGACGCAAAAGATGAAGATATTAAGAAGTTCCAAGATGATTTAGAATCGCAAAGATTAATTGCAGAGGAATCAGTTAAAAAGTTACAGCAATTCGTATCAGGTACGGACTTATCAAGTGCCGCCAAAGATTTTTCTTCTGCTTGGCTGGATGCGTACAAGAGTTTTGGCAATACCAGTGACGCTATGCAGGCTAAGTTCAAAGATATGATGAACAACATGATTTTGAACACTTTAATGGCAGAGGCTATGAAAGTTGCATTAACTCCCGTGTTTGATTTAATGAAAGAATATGCGGGTGAAAATTCAGATGGGGGAACTGCTTACACTCCGGCTGAATTGGCTGCATTGGGAAAAGAGGGTGCTAAGGATGTGGAAAATGGGAATGTAGCTTTGACCGCAATTGCTGAAACCATGAAAGCAAATGGCGTAGATTTGAGAGATACATCGACTAATCTTCAAGGCGTCTCGAAAGGCATCAGTGGGATTACGGAAGAAACGGCAAACTTACTCGGAGGCTACTTGGACAGCATTAGAATGAAACTATTCACCTACATCGACATGAAATCTTTGGAAAAACCATACGATTTCAAATCGGGTATGGCTGGATTATTAGCTGGACAAGGAACACAGATTTCACATTTAGTTCAAATATCGGCTAATACATTAAAAACTGCCGATGCTTGTAATAAGCTAACCGACCAATTAGATAAAGTTACATCTTTAACTGGTAGTCGAGGGGCGTTCAGCATAAATGTAAATGCCTAAAATACAGGGTGGGTCGCATATCGCTACCCACCCTATTTATTATCCTTTGTTTTTAATCCTAAAGTTATAATTATTTATTTTCGTACAATCCTTGCATGTGTTTGACTTTCCCAAATAACTTCTTTTAGAGGCATTAAAATCAGTAGCTAAATTTTTAAGTTCCTTACAACCAGAACAGTACCTTAGTCCAGCCTTTGCGAGTTCTATTCTGTCCTTAGTTTTACCAAAATTTATTACGCCATCGTGTTTTGATTTGCATTCCTTACACTCATTTCTATATATATCACCTCCATCCCTAGTGTAGAACTCCGAAATATCTAACTCTCTGATACAGCAGGTGCATATTTTTCTTGATAAAATACCATTTTCATATATGTCTACATGTCTTAATAGCTCGTCTCGTCTCTTTTTAGCCCGTTCACCTATTCCCCAGTCTTGTTGAGCACCTGTTTCAAAGGATATTTCTCGGCTTCGTGACTTGGTGACTACTATTATATTAGAAAGTCTATTATCTGTTTTTATTTTATTTTTATGACAGTATTCCTCGTTAACAAGTCTTTCCCTTAAAAAAGCCATTCCAACAAGTTCCATTGGTCTTTTTGTTGCCCTCACCCCATCAACGCTAAATACAACTGTTGGCTCTCCATTAGCACCTACAGTTTGCTTTCTTATGGACTCTTTAATATAGCCACCATTAATTCTTTCTCTTCTTTCTGATTTTACTCTTCCTAAATTAGAAACAGAATATATACCGTCATATTCTAAACAGTCCTTCCAAATCTCACCCTCTAAATTTTGTAAATTTAATGAATAATCCATCTTATTTTTAATTTTAATTTATCAATTTTAGTTCATTTTGATATGCATTCGAGGCATCTATTTCAGAATCAAAATATCCAATATGCTTACATTTTTTGTTAACAGTAATTGTAGCTGCCCATTTTCTGTTTTCTTTCTTCCAGCAAACTCCAACATATTGACTAGTTAGGCGGCTTTGGTTCGCCCTAAAGCATGTAGTTGAATTTTCATACGCCGTTACAAGTCTAAGGTTAAATAATCTATTATTACTCTTATCTCCATTTATGTGATCTACCACCAATCCATCTAATCCGGGTCTATGCCCTAAAAATGCTATTGCAACCAGTTGATGAACACTCCTGCCTATCGTTATTCCGTCTTTACATAGGACAATCATACTGTATCCACTACGGCTTATTCCAGACTTTAAAATCTTACCGATTCTTTTATAAAAAAATTTTTTGTGCCAAACATCTCTATCGAGAGATTTCGCATTACCGAGATTGCTTACCTCGTATTGTCCGGCATACCCATCTACAGATTTCCAAATTTCAATCTTATTTTCCATTATTAACTAAACGAAATCCGCCAAATACAGAAGTCTCAGTTTCTATAAATGGCGGATTCCTAAAATGTTTTTAGTGGGGCTGAGACTCCCGAATTGCTTATAATTACAAATTTACGGATTTATATGCATAGTTGTGTCAGTCGGTTATCTACAATTAAGAATAATTACGTTAAATAATTAGTTTATTCCATTTATTTTCTTATGACAGCAAATATATGACTTAATTGTAGTATCTTTACGCCCATAACATAATAGAGCCAATTGAGCCGTGTAGAAGAAATTCTATGCGGCTTTATTTATTTAAACCAAACTATGAAAACAATCAAGCAAAAGGCAGTAGAAGCCGGACTTTGCAAACCATATGAGTCCGAATGGCAGGATGATAGCAATTTAGTCGAGAGATATGTCAAAGGTATCACGTTTTGCATGGAGAAAAACTTCATCACATTAGAAGATATGAAACCTTTCAAAAAAGAATTGGAAGAAAATAACGTTTGGTGCGAGCAGAGAGTAGACCATTTATTAACCGCAGATACATATGTTTATAATGAGTGTTCCGGCAGTCTTGAAATAATTGATTACTGTGTGTCTCGCGCGTATATAGGATTAGGTAGCGTACTGAAAATCACTGCTAAAAATAATGCTATTCTCTATATCGATGCCTATCACGACAGCAACATCCAAATTATAGTCGAGGATAATGCAAAAATCAGCGTAAGTCAATACAATAATAGCTCTATTCAGATATTAAAAGGAGTTGCCACAATAACAGATAGAAGATGATGGAAGAAGAAATTTGGAAAGATGTAGTTGGATTTGAGGGATATTATCAAATCAGTAATATGGGGAGAATTAAAAGCCTTTCTCGGATTTTATTAAATGGTAGGGGTTCTTTTCGTTCAAGAGAAAAGATAATGATTGCATGTATAGATGGTAGTGGCTATTTCCAGTGCATGATGAGAAAGGATGGTATTGCTAAATCAATGAAAAGCCACAAGCAAGTTGCAATATCATTCTTGGGTCATAATCCATCCGTAGATGGTCTTGTAGTAGATCATATAAATGGGAATATCTCTGATAATAGATTAGTAAATCTTCGACTGGTAACGCATAGAGAAAACGTGTCTGTTTGTTTCAGAAAAAATCAAGACGGTTTCACATCTAAATTTGTTGGAGTACATTGGAATAAGGATAATAATAATTGGAGATCGGATATAACCGTTAATTGTAAATGTATAAAGTTAGGCTCATTCTTAAATGAAGTAGACGCCTCAAATAGATACAAAGACGCATTAGAACATGTCTTAAATAATACGTTTGAAGATTACTATGAAACTATAAAGCGTAAGTGCTCGTCTAAATTTGTAGGAGTTAGCTTTAGAGGAAAGAGCAATAAGTGGAGAGCGGAGATAAGAATAAACGGTAAGCACATTAGATTGGGAGATTATTTAATTGAGCAGGATGCTTCAAACGCATATCAAAACGCATTAAAACTAAAAACCGCATGATTGAAATAAAGCAGAATAACATAGTATTATATACCGTACCAGATTTTACCTATGTAGAATCTCTCATGGGAGATGCAACAATCACATTAAAGCTGTCCATTCCTTTAGAAATGAAGGTATTGGTTCTTGGTGATGCAGAAGTAGATATTTTTGCGCCCAAATTTGCTTTAGATTATTATGTCGAGCATAACGGGGAACAATTTTTTCTAATAACCAGTCAACCGCAAGCAACAAAGGATATTAGTGCCTTGTCATACAATTACGATTTGGTATTTGACAGTCGCAGGTCAGAGCTTAAACGTAGACTTGTAAAAGACTTAGCTACCTTAGGTATAGACACTTATATAAGTAAAGGAGTTGTATTCACTTTATATGCAGACATAACCATTTTTGCCAAACTTATACAAGATAATCTGAAAGATAGTTTTGGCGAATCTTGGGATATTGTAGTCAATCCGGCTATACTTTCATCTGTTACACAATTCGTAAGTATAGAGGTTAATAATAGTTATATTTGGGATATTCTACTCAAAACGTTTGAACTGTACGGATTGCGGTGGAAAATTGAGTCTGTTAGCGACATTATGACAATCCGAATTGGTTATGATGCACCATTGGTTTCCGGTGTTCCATTTGAATACGGATCGGCTACCGGACTAACCAAAATAACGCGAATAATATCCGATACAAAAATCATTAACCGACTACGAGGTACAGCCGGATCAAAAAATCTGCCTGTCAATTACTTCAAAAGTACTGCTGCTGGTTATTCAAATGGATATACCGGATTCCCAAATGACGAAGATGCACTACATGGCAGTTTCTTCTTCAAGAACCTTATGCCCTATTGCTTTAGGGAGAGTGTTAGACAATTCAACATTGACGGAGTTACACCGTTAGTCGATTATGTTACAATCTTAAATATTCCCGAATCTGCTATTATTGAAGCCGCATTAGTTCCGAATGAAGATATATATCCCTCTATAGAAGGTGTATATATTAAAGCGGATGGATCGGCTGTAACATATACAGACCCAACAGCAATTGGAGGTATTGGACGTATTGACGAAATAGTAGCAGTTGAGGCAAGTTTATTCGATGATAGGGATTATAAAGCCGGACTTGCATTTGCCGGAACTAAATGTCAAGTTGATAACTATGCTGTAACAGGACAATTTAACCTAATAGCTGGCGTACAAGAATGGGTATCATATACTCCTATTTCCGTTACTAAATCTGTTAATACAGACGTATTTACATTGGTAGATAAGAATTTAGTTGCCAACTTACACCTATCCTATATCGACCAATATGAAAATACTAAACCGCCTTTAACTCCCGATTATGTATCTACATTTACAGATAAATTGGGTGTGTCAAGAACAATTAGCGGAACTATACTTGAATTTTCTGCAACGGTAGATTTAATGAAAGCCGGAGTTGTTGTTAACTCACAGGTAATGGGTTTATCTGCCTTAAACACCGATTTGGCATTAGAATATAAAGACCTATTAGCCGGAGATTACAGTTTTAGAATAACATCAACTTGCAAGGGTAACTTAACCGCCGATAATCATACTTTATTGAAATGGTCAGTTGTAGGCGAAATTACCGGAATCAAAAATGTTACAGGAATCTATAAACCCACTTTCAATATTTGGGTTAAAGACATACAGTTTGATTTAGCCGATGTAGATTCAACAGGACTACCAATATATGCCTCTACCGAAGATGGCAAAGTATCTTTCAAATCTGGCATGTTAGCCGGATATGAATTTACCATACTAAAGTCGGGTAAAACGTTTGCATGTGTAGTTGATACGACTAAACCAAATTCCAAGTACCGAATTACGCTTATTAAGAGCGATGTGGAGTATCAAGCCGGAAAAGGTTATATGCTGCCATCTACCGTAGTATATCCCGTTATAGACGACCAATTCATCTTATTAGGTATCAATCTACCACACTCATACGTCATAACAGCCGAACAAAGGTTACAAACGTATTTGGAAGCTCAATTAGAGATTGCACACAAACTATATCCGACCTATACAATTGAAATACTGGATAGTTTTTTACAAGCAAATCCAAATATCAAAGTACTATTACGTGCCGGAAATACTGTTAAAATCAGAGATAAAAGACTAACCGATGGAGATTTAACCTTATACATTAATACTGTAACAGTTACAAATGCTGGATTATTACCTAAATATTCAATTACCGTAACAGACAAAGTAACAGTAAACGGCTCAACAGTACAACGCATATCGGCTCAAATAAATGCATTAGCGGCTGGTCAATTTGCCGGACAACAATCGAATGCAACATCGTTAGCGAATCTCGATAACCGATATTTACGCAAAACAGCCGAAGATACATCCTATGAGGAAATAACATTTAAAGGTGGGTTAAAAGCATCGACCATTAAAACAGAAGATTTTGAACAAGGTCAATTTGGCGGTTCTGGTCTTGGCGTATTTAAAGATGCAGCCGGAAATACAGTATTGGAAGTCGATAAATTAGCAGTTCGTAAGGAGGCTTGGTTTAACGAGGTAGTCATTAATCAGATTAGATTTCAAGGTGGAATAATGGTTTATTCTGCTGCTAATATGGAAGTTAGTAAGGTAGAGATAGATGACCATGATTCTTATGTGGCTTATTTTGATACGAAAGGTTCAACTGTATTTAATCAGTTTGAGGTTGGAGATGTTGTCCGTTGTCAAAGATGGGTTGGTGGCGCACAGGTAAAGTATTACATGTCCGTAGTTAGAATGACAGGGCTTGACTTTATAGTAATTGATCCTTCGCTATCCGATGGTATTGTTGATATTGCCATTGGTGATATGATTGTACAATATGGAAGTGTATCAAATGTTAATCGTCAATCAGTCATAGTAATGGATGTACTTAATGGTGGTAAACAGACA